GAATCATGGTTAGCTGCCCGTCAAAAATTGGTACATTTCTGGGTTTTTTTCTTGCAGTTCTAAAATGATGTATCGGGTCAGGACCAAATCTAGAACTCTAGAATTCTCCCCGGTAAAGTACATCCCTGCAAGATCACCCGTTTCCACACCAATGATGTCTTGGATGTGCCTACAGGCCACATCTAAGGCCTCTGATGCAAGCCTAGAGACTTCATCGTTTGTCATATAGTGCCATGCCTTCATTTGTTCACCTCATCACATAATCCCAAGTCTTCACGAATAACCGCCATTGCTAAACAAATGTCTTCCCAAATCTCATCGTGCATTTCATCCCCTTTAGAAATACAATCTTCTCTATAACAATGCAAAGCTTCCCAAATAATATCAAGTTGTTTTTCAATATCGTGCATGATTACGCCTCTTCCATATCTTTTAAAAAATCTACTCTTTGCTCATGGCATTTTTTAGATAATACTAATAATTCTTTGGCATCATCCTCATCTAAACCATAATATTCTGCGAATCTTTCAATGGTTAAAAAGTTATTAACCCAGTCTAAATATAGATCTGCAAGATAATCTCTGAGGTATTTAATTTGCTTCATCTTGATTCTCCGCAATGTAATTATTAACTAAATGCTTTGCAATTTCATACCAATTTACATCAGACAGAAAAGCCCTTGCATAATCTTCAATGAAATTACAGTATTTAGGAGCATTAGAGTCATGTCCTGAGAAAATACAATCTTCGGCATATTCTTGCAGTTGTTTTGAAATTGAATAAATATCAACCTCCGCATCATCTGCGCCATCTAAATCACCAACAGGGAAATCATCAAAGATTTCTAGATTAATACGCCAAGTTGCGTAATTGGACCAACCATTGTAAGTTTTATCACTCATATAACGCCTTTTAAATGTTTTAGGGATTAAGCTGGTATGCCATCCCATAAGTTAATTTCTAAATATCCTAAAAATTGCATATCGTCTGTGTACCAACCTATAGCTGCCCTGCCTCCTTTTACAGGGGGTTGTTCACCCGTTCCATCGGTTATTAAGAAATAACCGCAGTTAGCCCGTCCTAGCGGGTGTGGCATATAGAGGGCATTGAACCCGCCCCCAGTTGAGATTGTTTCCAGTTCCATAATCACGCCTTTGCAGTTGTTTTCTTTAGTTTGATTAACTCATTGTCACGATAACAAGAATTAAATGAAGGAGTTCCTAAGTGGATTTCTACTGTGTAAATATCACCCGCATATTCATGCCACCAATCATTTTCAAGATTATATTGTTTTGCATGATTATTTAATCCAAGCTTTAAATGCTCAATACAAAGCATTTCTTTTTCATGGTAAGCCTCAAAAGAGAAATTCCAAGAGTCTAATTTAGCCTTCCACATTTTTATTCTCCTCTTCGGTTTCCGCTACATCTTCAATTTGCATCCACTCTTCAATTATTTGAGTACCACTACCTAATAATTGTGTAATTGAATCAAGAACCATTTCAGCATGATATTTATTAAAACTATCGCTTTTAATATATGCCCTGAATGCAATTAATATCCCAAAAACTGAATTAACCTCTTCTAAGCCTTCATAAAGCATAAACTCATTTAAAAGCTTTGGATGTTGTTTAGATTTAGTCATATTGCCTCCACTTCATAACTCAGATCTTTAGAAATTACCTCATAACCCAATTCTTTAATATGCTTGATTGCATCATATGAAAGGGTTTTGGTTTTGGTAAGTTTTGCAAATGTTTTTGCTTTGTCGCATATTGGATAGAAAAGAAATCCTCCATATGCTTTGTCTATTTGGATGGTAATGGTTAGTTTTTCCATGATGTACGCCTTTTAAATTAATTGATATTTGTTAGGGTGATTCTTTTCAAGATAGTTAATAACTACCTTTTGGTCTAATGTGTTTAATACGCTAAATGTGTATTTATCATCTCCTTCTAGTTTAAATGGTGTACCTCTCTTCTTTGCATTGTTTAGTTTCTTTTGAAAATTGGTTTCACTAATCAACTCTTCAATAAATAATGAAGGATCAGTGTCTATCATTGTGTCTATGCATTTCCACTTGGGAAGAGTTTTGCAATATGCAACAAGCTTTGCATAGTTAGGGGTTACCCAATGGCGAAACTGTTTGTTTGCCTCTTTATCAAAGTAGCCATCAATCTCTACTTTGGGGGCATTGTCATCAAGGGTAAGGATCTGAGTCTCTCCTCCTACGCCTTCATTCATCACAAGGGCTATTTTTTGGCCATCACAGTAAAGAGTGCATGAGTAGCCTCCTCCATCCCATGTGTTCCAAGTCTTAAGGTTTTTGATTGTGTAGTTCATTGTGTGTACGCCTATAAAAAGAAAAGAAAAAGATCTGATCAAGGGATCAAAACGTCAAAGTATGCAAGCATTAAACATAGTGCTGCACCTAGGAGGATGATGGCAAAGATGGATTGAAAGATGATTGATTTCATATGTACGCCTTTTAAGTAGTGTCCAAGATTAGACACATCAAGATCCTAACCATCTTTTTAAGCTTTTTTGGTAGGACACAAAGAATTTCAGAACTAAAAACCCTTACGTGCAAACCCTAATAATGCATTTGATTATGTAGCTACAAAAGGAAAAAGAAAAGAAGGGATAACCCATAACAAGGGCTTCTCTTTATGTAATGGATATACAAGGGGATTACATAGGGATGGTAAAGGCTAGAGGGTTATTGATTAACCTAGAAATAAACCTATAGAGAAACTCTACAGAGACTGATCTATTGATACTCTTTGCGTGAGTGAGACATCAAATACGAATGAGAATCATTCTCATCTGGGCTATTAGGGTTTCTACTGATAGGGTTTACCCCAGGAGCTGGATGGGCATACAGTACTGGACCGACATACAGTAGGGTTTACCCTATTAGGGTTTCTACCTAGGGGTTTACCCTTAAGGGTTAGTACGTAAGGGTAGGGTTTACCCCCCCCTATCGATAAAGTGAGGGGGTGCTGTGGCAGGGGACATCTACACACATGGATCTACCCCTAAAGAGATAGACCCCCCTACCCCTCCCCCCAACGAATAAGACCATAGTCAAAAAATTTTTGTTATAGTATTGATTTTGTGGACACGAAATGAAGATAAGAATCTATACAAACACCTCTGAGAAGATTGCTGAGTTATCTGGAATAACGTCAGAGAACCAGATTGGGTATGCTAATAAGCATGGGTATGAGTGGGTGAGTTATTACTTTGATTACTCTAGATTCAATGAGGTGGTGTTGGATGGTTTGAGGGATATGAGGGAGCAGTTAGCAGAAGTAGATGTACTGATGACAGTAGGTGCTGATGTGATGTTTACCAACTGGAAGATAAAGATTGAAGATATATTGGTTGATGGGGACTGTGTGGTTATTGCTAGGGAGAGAACTGGATGGTGGCCTGTTAACAATGATGTGATGTTGTGGGTTAATCGTCCTGAGACATTCAGAGTGATAGACCAGATCATTGAGGACTATGATATTTGGAAGCAGTATGTTTGGAGGACTCAGCAACATATTTGGAATATGAAGCAAGAGTTAGATTGGGCTGATAAGGCTATACGGATAGTAGAGGCCGAGGTGATGAACCAGAGTATGAAGAGGTGGCAGATTGGGGAGTTTATTGTTCACTTCTATGGAATGTCTATTGAGGAGAAGATAAAGAATGCTTATGCAATGGCTGCTTTGTTTCCAGAAGGGATGCCTGTGTTTAAGATAAACAATGAGACACCTTTACCGAATGTTGTTGACTAAGGAGTAAATATGGCTGGATTTCCGATGAGAAGAGCGTTAGAGAGAAAGATTGAAGAGCTTGGGGGGATAGAGTTCGTTACCGCACACATTAGTCAGGGAATGACCATTGGACGCTTGGCTGAGTTCATAGAGTGTTCTAGACCTATGCTCTCTTTCTGGATAAACCATACTGATGAGCGAAGAGATGCGGTACTCGCTGCCCGTAAGCTAAAGGCTGAGAAACTGGCAGAAGAGGCTTTGGATATTGCTGACCAAGCAGATGAGACAAGTAACTCAGGAGTTAACAAAGCTAGACTCCAAGTAGATACCCGTAAGTGGATGGCCTCTAAGCTAGATCCTGAGAACTACGGAGACACTGCTAAAACCCAAGTTAATATTAGTTTGGGAGATCTACACCTCCAAGCTTTAAAGCACATGGGTAAGGCTGAAGTAGTGACAACATTGGAAAACAATGGCTAATAACCCATTTATCCAGTTCATTACCCTGTACAGAAATGACCCTAATCTGTTTGTCAAAGAAGTCCTTGGAGTAGAGCCTGATGAATGGCAGAAGGACTTTCTAAACGCTGTAGCCACTGGTGAACGAAAGATTAGTATTCGTTCTGGTCACGGAGTAGGTAAGTCAACTACTGCTTCTTGGGCAATGCTATGGTTCTTGTTGACCAGGTATCCCGTTAAGGTAGTTGTTACGGCTCCTACTTCTGCCCAACTATATGATGCTTTGTTTGCCGAACTAAAGAGATGGGTCAAAGAACTACCCCAACCGATACAAGACCTGCTTGATGTCAAACAAGAGAGGATAGAACTTAAAGCTTCCGCTACCGAGGCTTTTATCTCTGCTCGAACATCTAGAGCTGAACAACCCGAAGCCCTACAAGGCGTTCACTCTGATAACGTCATGCTAGTAGCAGATGAGGCTTCTGGTGTCCCAGAGGCAGTATTTGAGGCCGCTGCGGGTTCTATGTCTGGGCATAACGCTCTAACCATCTTACTAGGTAATCCAGTTAGGTCTTCTGGGTTCTTTTTTGACACACACAATAGACTGAAAGATGAATGGTGGACTAGACGGGTATCCTGTCTAGACTCTACCCGTGTTAGTAACGAATATGTAGAAGACATGAAATCCCGCTATGGCGAGGAAAGTAACGCCTACCGAATCCGTGTTCTAGGAGAGTTCCCCCGTAGTGATGATGACACCATTATTCCTATGGAGCTACTTGAATCTGCCAAACATAGAGACACCAGAGCCTACGAAGATGCTCCCATTGTCTGGGGACTAGACGTTGCAAGGTTTGGATCTGACTCTTCTGTTCTATGTAAACGTCAGTCCAACGTGGTCCATACTTTAGAGCGTTGGAGAAACCTAGACCTGATGCAGTTAACAGGTGCGGTGGTAGCTCAGTACGAAGCCTGTGACCATAAGACTAGACCTACAGAGATTCTGGTTGACTCTATTGGCCTAGGTGCTGGTGTTGTTGACCGATTAAGAGAACTAAAGTTGCCATGCCGTGGTATTAACGTGTCTGAAAGTCCTGCAATGGGCGGTACTTATTTGAATCTGAGAGCAGAAC